ACACGTAATGAAACTGTTATATCAAAATATACACCTTTCTGTTGTTCTTGTGGTATAGATGCATACCGATAAATTGAATTAGTTGGCACTACTTGGTCTGCATCGCCCCATATAGAAGCTGGCACTTGAAAATAACCATGCACTCCGCTAGATTGATTCCAATGTGTACGGATTAAAGCTGCATCGGATTCAATGCGGTTATTAAATGTCATTTGTAATATATGCCCATTATTGCGTAATGAATGCCTGAACCTAACAGGCCCGCTAGCTATTGTTGCCGCTTCGCTTATATTTAAATCGCCTAGGTCATAACCAATTTCATCTGGTGCTAAATCAGGAAAAGTAGCCATGATTAAATTAAGTAGGGTGGGATTAAAGTTAAAGCTACAGTGCCATCAATCTGATCGCATGTTTCATCAAATGATGGGCTGTCAGCATATATCCATTGATGGTTAGCAGGAAATGTTAAATTAGTTGCAGCTAATGTTGTTGCATTTAAATCAAATGGTTCAAACCGTCCATGGAAAGCGTAATGATTTAGCAGTGCATAATGCTCCGCTCTAGTCATTTGTCTGAACGTCATCCGCAATTGGTCACCAGACCTGCCATTACCATGCCGCACATTAACCTCATCACCACTTAATACAAGCAACGATGTATTGGCCGTGCTACCTGGAGTGTAGGTGCGGCTGCTTGGGTTTAGCGCAGGGAATAGGGCCATGACTATGATGTGCAACCCACACTATAATCCCAACCGGTCCCAGATAAAGGCGCTATTACTTGCACATATACCCAAGCGCTTGAACTTGTTTTTGTCACTGTTACTGTTGCGCTTCCTGATACTGACCCGGTGTCATAACTGGCGGCGCCTGTAATAATAAATCTGTCTGGGATGCCATAAGCTTGCCAGAAGAAAGAGAATGACCCTGCACCTTCTCCTACGTTTACTGCTTGGGTAAATGTGCCTTGGCCTCCTGAACTTGCTGCACCTGGGCAATAAATAGGGGCCAATGGTGCTGTGCCTATTTCTTGGCCTCCCGATTCGTTTGGCGGGCCATAGCCATCAGGAGAACTTGGGTCTGGGCAACGGCCAATAACAAATACTTTTTTGCCTGTAGCATCAGGGTCTGCAATATATGGTGCCGCAACGCCAGAATTAACTAATTCGCAACTGTCCGAAACTTGTGAACTATTATTTGGGCACAAATACCAATCATTATATTGACCCGCGCAAACCTCGCCTGCTGTCAATGTATCGCCAGGCAATGGTTGCCCTGCTGGGCCACTTCCGCCATCAATTTCTGGTGTTACTGGTTCATCCAACGGATCTTCTGGGTTATCTTCAGGGTCTGTCGGCCCGTCTTCTGGCTCATTGCCAAGATCTTCAGGGTCTGTTTCAACTGGTGGGTCATTTATAGGTGATATAGTCTCACCAACATCAGGTAAAGGCGTATTATCAACAGCACGGCCTGCAATATCACAAGTAAAATCAGTGCGGCCTGTTGGCACGGTATAGCCATTACCTACCGCAGCATTGACTGCTAACCCAACTAAACTACGGTTTTGGCTATCAACTGGGAAATGTATTAAATCCAAACTGATAACACCACTGATTGCTCTTGTAATACGTTCTATTTCGTAGAAATGATTATGATAACTAACTGTACCTACATTCGTTTCACGCCTTAGTCTAACATGCACAATATCGCCCACAATTAGCGTTGCATTAAATGAGCTAGGGGCAACACGTATCCTAAGCGTATGTGTTACATAATAACGACTAGCAACGCGATAGGTTCCCACTTTAACTGCATGGTCTTCAGTAGCACAAAACTGGCTTAAGTCATATTGTTCAAATGGCCCATTATCGGCTAATCCTGTCATCCGTATTTCAGCCGTGCGGATAATCCCAATATCACTATCAGGTTGTTGCCGCCATAAAACTAAAGCTGTAATAGCTTTGCGGTTTTCAAGTGAAATATAATCAATTTCAAAGCTATTAATTATTACATGGTCTTCAGTAAATGTAAATACTGGCTCAATAGCTGTTGTTTTAATTGTGCCATTAGCATTGGTTTGTAGTCTTGGCCTTAAACCTTTTTTACCGTTTTTATCACTTACACGCAATAAAAAATTTAAACTAATAGATTGTAACCAATCCTCAAGATTAGTTGATTGCTTAAATTCTCCATTATAAAAAAATCCATTTACATTGCAAAATAATGCTGCATCTTCCATCATCGTCAAGTCAACCATTGAGCTTGGAAACCGGCTGCTTTGCGCTATTAAATACAATGCTAAATCGATTACGTTATTACTAGGCCCTAAAGTATCATCTAAAATTCTTGTTACATTTATTCCATTACGAACAAAGCAATGCACTTGCCTATCCCATAATTCACTTTCGTCATCATGCGTATTAATAAAACTAAGCGTTGTCATATTATCGTATGTGCCTTGAGTGCCGCAATACAATGGGCAATTCCAAAATTTCTTAGTTGCAACAGCAACAATAAAATTGCCAGGGTCCCAAGTTTCAGCGCGGCGGTCATATGTCTGCGCCCATGTGCCAACACGGCAAGCACGTTGGAATACATCTTTAAGCGGCAGTTGGTCCATATCGCCTTCACTAAGCACTAGATGAACCTTGGTCGTCAACACGTTAGTTGTTGAGTTGTTTTCATACCTGCCTTCAGTAGCGGCTGGGCTTACTAATACACCGCCATTACTTGATACACGCCGACAAAATACAATTGGAATTGGTTCGCCAATTACTGCTGCTTTTTGCCTGCTATCTAGTGGTGACTGCCCTTTGGCTGCGCCTTCCTCCGTTACTGTAGTAACCAATCCGCTTTGGTATGGCAACAGTGCTAATGGGTCTCTAATTTGAATACTCATAGCCTTACCGGTGCCCCAATAAGCAACGTAGTAAATTTACGCGGCGGCACCTGCGCACCTACCGGGCTAAGAGCTGAACTTAAGTTAATTGATAATTCCGTAAAACTACCTGAAATTTTTGATACTTCACCAACATAAGTGGCAATCAATGTTTGACTAGCTATCGGCGCTGCTTGTGATAATCGCGTATCAAATTCATACATTTTAATTTCGCATAATCTATTGTTATTTAAAGCAGCTTTAAACACGTTGATTGCTGTAGTAGTAGCTGGCACTGTGATTGTAACATCTGAACCTGCTGGGCTACCGGCCATCATTCCATCGGCATTAAATGGGTTGTAAAACCAAGACGCAGAATCCAACGTAATAGTTTGATTAATGTAATACGCTTGCCAGCGTACATAAGTTTGGCTATTGTCATAAATTCTTAGGTATTGGCTTTGGCCGCGATTGCTCATGCGCCTACCCCTTGATAGCTGCGACCGCCAAATGTACGGTTATTAAGCAATAAAGAATCTGTTAGCGTTGTAAGAGCTTTTTCCATGTCAGCAATTGTTACATATTGTTGGTTGTTTTGCTGTAGCACGGGGCCAGTTTGAATTTGTATCGTAGGTGATGTTGAACTGTTGCTGCTTTGTCTTTGAATAGCTGCATTGCCGCGCATACCTCCAAGATAATTAGATGCAAAATTTGCAGCTTTAGATTGCGGCACTATATACTCAGGTTGCCCGCCTTCACCTACCATTGCAAGTGTCGGCTTGCGTACTACACCGCCTTCCGCAAATTGTGGTATTTTTGGTTGCGGCAAATAAGAAATTTGTGGCAACTTTAGAGTTTTCAAGGCTTGGTTAGCGCCTTGAATAACATTATTGATTGCCGATATTACAGTACGTATAGCATTGCCGATGCCATTTAAAATGTTATTTACAATGCCGCGCACGGTTTGCATAGCTGCTTCGAATGGTCTTGCAATAGCATCTTTAACTGATTGAAATGCAGTGCGAATGTTTTTTATCATGCTGCTTATTGTGTTTTGCACCGGCTTAACAAATTTTTCACTTATAAAAGTTGTTACTGCTGTAAATACTTTTTTGGCTGGTTCTATAAAATTTGTATTAATGTATTGGTATGCAGCAGTTGCAAAACTTGATATAGCCGTTGCCGTTGGCTTAATAAAATTTTCAACAATATATTGCGTTAACGCTGCGTGAGCATCCATGTAAGGCTTAATAAAATTATCGTATATCATTGTAAAAAATTGCTTATACAATTCAACAATGGCATTAATTGCTGCGCCAACCTGGTCTCTGAATGCATATATCGCAACGCCTGCTGCTATTAGCAATGCTGCCCAGCCAACAGGGCCTGTAAATATCCCGACCAAAATAGTTCCTAGCCCACTTAAAGCGCTGCCAATAGCAGCCACAACAGGCCCTAAAG